GGAAACCCTTTGAACATATCCATTAGCAATTCCTATCCATTAAATGTGCGTTAGTAATAAGAGACAACGGTATATAACCACATCCCTTGTACTTCCCTTTTTCAATCATGTCTTTATTATATCCAATAACTGCATGATCGTTTGAAACTCCCATGAGAAAACCACAGGATTCATATATAGCTTTCTTAGCATCTAAAGTATCTACAGTTACTTCTTCATTATCATCATAAGGATCAAACCATTCAACAATGATAAGTCTATGTAGATTTTCTTTATCAACTAATAAATCTTTCACAAGTTGATTACGAGTTTTTCTCATTTTGTTATACCTAACCAAGTTATAAGAGTTCCAGTTATTGACACCATTAGTAGCCATAGTCTATTAGAAGTTACTTGAGCTGTTTTCATAGCTTTAACTTCTGAAACTATCCCATTAACTTTAGACTCACCTCGTAAGATAAGCTCATGATCTTCCACTTCTTCTTGAGTTCTTCCTAAATCACTTCTAATCAAGAGTACATCAGTGTGCATTTCATTAAGTTTATTTAGAATATCTTGCTGTTGATCAGGCACATTGTACTCCCTAAAAAAGTTGAAATGCTTTAAACATGGTAAACATTATGATTGCTAGTATAATAAATGCCCTAATCATTTAGGATACCTCTGTTTTATCTCGTTTATTTTATCCACCCAAGTGGTAGTACCATCTCTCTTATCATCAAACATCATTTCATACTGGTTGAGTTGATTGTATTCTGCTTTGCGTTTTTGTGAATAAGTCTTTATGGAATTATCATAAGCATCAATCATCGCCTGAACATCAACACCAGTGGCATCCAATACAATCGTATGATCTTCTACAGACAATCCTCTGGATGTAAGAAAATGTTCAGCGTTTTCCTGAGTCATCGAGCCGTGCCATAAGACCGCCTCGCTTTTTTTGTTCTGGACGTATCCGTATATTTTTGCCATTACTTAATTTCCAAAAAGGATTAAAGAAAAATACCCTGTTCCTGATGGGCTTCCATTAGGTGTATTTGAAATCGTGTATTGCCCTGAAGCAGAAGCAGTCATATCTATATGTTGCCTTCCACTAGTAGCACCACATTGAAACATACCATTACCTTGGGCATAATATCCTGCTGCACTTGTTCCAGCGTTCATACTCCCTGCTGCACCACCAGAAACATTCAGCCAACCAGTAATCATTCCAATAACAACTCCATTAAAGTTATAGGTCATCCACGCTAATTTAGGAGTAAATGATGCAGTAATCGAGTGGACAGTTGTGCCAGCAGCGGTTGACATATCAAAAGACCAATAATCTTCCTCTGCTTGTATCGGTAGATTTGTAAGATTCGCACCACTTATCGCAGGGAGAGTACCAGTAAGATTAGCGGCTGGCAGAGCAGTCAATCCAGAGCCACTACCTACTAAATTATGCCCTGACTGAACTGTTACTGTCGTTCCTGACTGCCCCTGAATTTTATCGGCAGAAATCTTTGAGTTCGCTCCGTCTATATCTATTTGTGGCATTAGTTATTCTCCTTCGGATACCTAGTTTTAACTATTTTTCTCTTAGCTTGAAGTGCCTCCAGTTTCCCATCTAATATTGCATGGACACATTCTGCAATTGATGGGTATTCACGTTTTCGTTTCACATCCCAAGATGCGTTATCATACGCATCCTGTCTTGCCTTTTCATTTGCATCATCAACTTGCTTTCGAGTTTTATAATTACCTTTAGCAACAGCTTCATCGTAGGCCGATTCGTACTTAGCAACTTTCTCAAGAACGTGAGATTCTTTTTTTGCGTTGTCAGCCCACTCTTGACCATTGACTACAACATAATTCAGTACAGCTAATTGTCTTTCAGTTAATTCCATTATGCTAACAATGCTCCTTGAAAGTGTGTGGCAGCACCAAACCCAGTTGTAACATCAACACCTTTACCCCCACTTGCCCCACAAGTTAATTTTAAATACACTGTATCGCTGGAATCCATATCCATTATTTGCGTAAAACTTTTAGTAATCAGTGAATTTGCACTGTGTATCTCATCCATCCGCCCCCATTCCATTCTGTAAGTGCGATTACTGGAAACCATATCTAGATCGTTGAGTGTATTATCACTACCAAAACCCGCCATCGTTACTTCACAACAAATTAGATAACGACCTGTTACTGGTGCGGTAAATGTTCCATCTACAAAATCCGCATTCTGGTCAAAAATTTCCGTCCATGTACTTGTTCCTGTTAAAGAATACGCAGTTCCATCACCAGTTACGTTATTAGCGGTGGTTGTCCATCGTGCGGAAAATGCAGACTGATTCGGCATAGTTATATGCCCGTTAGCATCAATAAGCATCTGGTCTGCACCACTAGACCCTAAAGTTAAATCATCATTGTTGTGACGGTAACGAACATAACCCCTATATTCAGTGTCACCGCTAGTGCCATCGGCAAAATTCATTCGGCTAGTATGGGCAGTACCCCCAACTATTGTCATGCCAGAATGTCCTGTGCCACCTACTACTAAGTGACTTGAGTTAGCTTCATATGATCCCGGACTTGTGATACCTATTCCAACTTTTTCATCGCTGTCGATGGTAATTGCCGTTGCATTAGCAGATGAGGTAATACCAGATACTCCCACACCAGTAAGATTACTTCCGTCTATTGCAGGGAGAGTGCCTGTTAAATTCCCTGCTGGAAGATTAGTAAGACTAGCTCCCGATCCACTCAACGGCCTATCTACTGTTATATTTCCAGTTCCATCAGGAGTTGATATATTAGTTGCTTTAATCGTTGATGCCATCGCTTATATCCTTTTTAAATTATTGTGTAAGTGCTACCCGATGCCACCGTCACCGTATAGCCATCAGCTACCGTAATCGGGCCAACACTTGAGCCGTTTTCATTTCCCGTAAAAGTTATGTTTTCACTAATCGTTTTTGCGTTTGTGCGTATTACAGAGTTAGTTCCTAATGACGGGCCACCACCTGTAACCTCTGCCCACACTGGATCAGCACCAGAACCTTGAGTTTTGAGAAAATAGCCTGATGTACCAGCAGCCAATCTTGCACTTGTAGAAGCGTTTCTATATATTACATCTCCTCTTGTAGTAAGAACTGTATCTACATCACCTGCCGGGCCTTGCGCTCCTGTAGCACCTGTAGCACCAGTAGCCCCCTGTATTCCCTGTATTCCTTGAATTCCTTGAATTCCTTGTGAACCGGTAGCACCGGTAGCTCCGGTTGCACCTGTAGCCCCAGTTGCACCAAGATTACCACTACGAGTCATGCCTATATATAAGGTATCAGAATTACTTAAACTACCACCAGAAGCGACATGAGTTACTGGTACTTGAAGCCACGCAGTATTATCGGTAACACTTCCAGTAACAGCGTATACAGCAAAAGTAGAGGGTGCTCCACTTTTTCTAATCGTTATAAATCCTTCATGTGAATTATTAGTTCCATCATCAATACTAGCAATTAAATCGGATATATCATTACTCTCAGCCGTCTGTGCATCAAACGCTACATTAGTTACAGACGCTAATGTTGCATGGTTTAATCTAACCTTACCAGCAGCAGGATCACCCATAGTCGTACTGCTATCAAACGTATATTTCCAAGCAATAGAACCAGTAATATTGGTTACATTAGTTTCTGTGGCACTAGCATCACTAGCACTTGAAGCAGCAGCCGTTGCCGAGGCAGCAGCGTTGTCAGCATTGGTTGTACTTGTGTCAATCTGTGCGTCTACATAAGATTTATTAGCAACATCACTAGCAGCCGTAGGAGTAGTAAGGTCTGTGATCTTTTTAGACTGTGCATCCCAACTATCAGCCCCAGTAGTATCCATAGCTAGATGATTGTCGCGTTCATCTAGAGCTTCTTGAGACATATAGAAAGCTTGTTTAGAGTCTAAGTCTAAATCCGACTCAGTAAGATTAGAACCATCCACATAATCTACTAATCTGACGGTATCACTTGTAGCTCTCTGAATAATTACCTTGTCTGTATTGACTACTGTAGGTGAACTAATAGTAATCTGCCCATCATTTACCCAAGTAAAAGTAGCAGAAGCTCCGTTAACAGTCGTAGTTACATGACTTCTACTTATAAAAGGGAAGGTTACTGCAAATGATTGGGTACTACCATCTGCTGTGTATACATCTTTTGCTCTAGCCATAGTTATCTAAAAACCTCATATAAAGGAGACTCATGTTCAATTTTTTGATTATCTTGTCGCAATTTTAATTCTCTAGCTTTTTTTACTAAATCTGGAAATTTATCAAATAGCATATCTTTAGCATCATTTTTTTGTGCTAATAAACTCTTTTTTAAATTTATTTGACTATCTAACTTGTTTGCTGTATTAAAAGCAGTGCTACCCATGTTAAGTTGTTTATTCAGATTACCCCATGTTTTACCGAAAAAATCTATTTGGTCATTAGATAAAGTAAGAGTAACACCATCCAGTTCCACAGTTCTAACAGTTCTCATATCTGTTAAATCAACTTTTAACTCTTGTACTTTTCTATCTACGTTACTATTGGTAACAGATGAAGGGGTTATAGGATTTATCATATTATTAAAACCACGCATTAATATATTTGTTTTATTGCCGGGATAATATTCTACATTACCTTCTAAGTCTCTATGAGGAGCTAAGGACATACTAAAGCCCGGAACATTCTTATAGATTGAATTCCGAATTTCAGCAAATAAATTAGCATCATCATCAACCCTACGAATTGGATCAATAGTTCTAGTTACACTTCTAAAAAGTGCTGATGCAAAAGAAATTGGAGGCACTATTTTAACCATGTCTTTAGCTACTTTTTCAGCCGTTCTCTGTGGGTCTTGACCCAAAAGACCCATTAAATTCGAAATCCCTTGCATATAAGCCTTGTCTTCAAGATTTCGTACTATCGCAAGAGTTATCATTCCTGCAGCATTTCCCAAATCATCCATAACTAGATCATGTAAACCTTCATCCATAGCTCTAGATATTCCATTCTTTAACATAACAGAACCTTGCCAATAATCTGCCATTAAACCCATAGATAATCCTACAGGATCAAGACGATTATAAGGAACATAAACATCAACATCACTATAAGGATTAATTTGATGTGGAATAACAAGAGAATAAGGTTTCCACCCTACTCTCCGTTGATTAGCATTAAGTTCTCTATCAGTTGGAGGAGCACCAGTAATAAGACCTAATTCAGCTAGTCCTAACATATTAATAGCTATCATGTTGCCTGTAGCCATCTTAGCTTTAGCCAGTTGTACTCTAGCTAAATCTTTAGAATTTAAATCATCATCAAGGCGTTTACTAAACCACCTCATAACAGGGGTTCGTTCTGCCGAAAACCTGACAAGATTAACCGGTGTTCTAAAGAAGGGTATATAGGCTTTTAGTGTTCCTTTTAAAAGGACACCTCCGGGGTGTTCGTAGTCTGTTTCAATCCATTGTTGAATCTTTTGACTTCTAGACCCTTGAGCTAAATCTTCTGTAAAGGTATTATATCGTGCCATATCTAGAGATTCCATATGAAGGTCTACCTCAGGGTCTCTTATAATAGCATCTACAGCATCATCATAATCCTTACCTTTTAGTTCTAAATTAGAAGCTCTACGGTGAGCAAGTGAGTGTAGGTGCATACGATAATTAATTGCTTTAAAAAATTCATCAGTGCTCATTAACATTTTAGTAGACAATCTAAGCTTATTACCTAACCAATCAGCAATCCTACCCATTTGTCCTCTTAAATCTAAATTAGAAGCTGACATGGATTTTTCATAAATATTGTAGGTATCTGTTTTAACAAACCTATCAGAAGGATTACCAGTTCTCCACGCTTTCATAGCTAACGAAAAAGCCTCTTGATAGCCTGCTTTAAGTCCGACTAACATAGCATGGGATTCACCCATAACTATCCTTCCATCTCCACTGCCATCAGCTTTTTGTCTACGAAAACCAAAGCGTTTAGTCTCAGGATTTATATGTTCTGCATAACGTCTTTCCATAACAGCTAAAATAGAAGCACTAGCACTACCAATCACATTAACAATTTGTGTTTTTGGATTCCATAAAAGACCTGTAATATATGCTTCTAACATAGCATCCATAGTTCTAGCCTTCCACCCACGCTTAACAAACGCTGCAAGCTTAAACGCACTGTTTTCTTCTTTAGATAAGTGGTGGATTGTAGAAATAAATTTGTCTAGATTATCTCTACCACCAAAAGAAGCTACAAGAGCATCTACTTGAGCTAAACGAGCATCTGCACCTTTAGCACTTATTTTCATAGCGTTTAATGCTCTAGCTACCTCAGACTTTACTCCCGAAACTTCTGCTTGTATTCCATGATGTATAAAAACGTGCTTTCTAACTGCAAGTGCATCAGAAGCTTTTCCAGACTCTCTAGCGATAGTTGCTAGTTCAACCATGTGTTCAGCAGAACGAACTAACATTCTTCTAGCTGCTAAAATCTTGGCATCAAGACCTTTAGTTGAGTGGTAGAGTTTATTAATATTTTTAATAGATGTTCCTGCGTGATCAGCTAATTCTTGTGTTTCTTTTTGAGTTACTCTCTCTTTACTTGCTCCACCAAAATTAGATACTGTCTCTAAGGCAGCTTTAACATCTTCAGTTGTTTTAATATTATCAAAGTTAATATCAGTCTTTTCTATTGTTGTTCTGAAGTCTTCATTGATAAGAGCTTCAGTTAGCTCATCTAAATCATCTGGCCTTACTTTAAGATATGGAGATTGAATTCCTCTGTCCGTAAAAACTTTAGGCATTTCTGACTTAGGCTTCGGAATTCTTGTCCGTTCATCAAGTCTTTTAGGTTTACTTACCTTAACAGTAGCAACTTTTCCATCTTTTGTTTTTATTATTGTAACTTCATCAAAATGTTCTTTAGCTAAAGCTTCTAGCTCCTCCGGTGTAAACCCTTTTTGAAAGTTCTCTGTTCCTCTATTTGGAACTCTGTACCCATCTTCGGGGCTACCTTCAGTAAATTCTTTCCAAGTATCTTTTTTAGCTGCATTTATATCTTTATCACTTCTAACAGAAATGTATCCTACTCCATCATCTGCCATAGAAGAAGCCATATCAACCATAGCCTGAGTTCGATTCTTAGCTCCTGCTATAACATTTAGTACAAAATTAGATACAACTGTTTTATAATTTTGTTGACCCAACACACTACGATCTGAACTAGATTTAAAATTAGGATCGTAATGGGTAGCCTTGCCTTTTGTGACTGTATCTAAGAAATCACTATCAGGGTTTCTAGGGATCGTTTTTCCTTTACTTGTTGTTTGTGCTCCATCTTGTCCAGAACCATAATGGAGAGTGTCTCCCTCAAAATCTAGTTCTTTAAAATTCTCCTCTTTACCTGCACTTTTACCTGCTTGTTCCATTGGTGTACTGAGTTTATTCTTCTTTCTACTTAAAGCAGTGTTTACAGAATTTTCATTTAATCGAGTTTCAAGTGCTTCTGTCTCAGGTATCTCAGAAGCATCAGGTAAATCTGATTCTGCATTTAAATTGTCTGCTTTATCTTTGCTAGTAACTTTTCCTAAGTCTTCTTCAGTAATTCCTAAATCTTTTTTACCGCGCTCCCTAGCTCTATTGATTTTCCACGTTCTCATAGCTTCTGCCATTTTTTCAAACGTAGCTGCAGTTACTTTAAACCCCCCAGTAACTAACGGTTCTGCCACGATACCAAGGGCAGCACCAACAAAAGCATTTTTAAAACGGTTAAAGACGGCAGGGTCATCCACATTAGTTCCAAGGTAATCCAAAACCAAGGATTGCAGTTGAGGATGCGAGTCAAGCTTCGAGCCAAGCCAGTTAGCAGCATTAGGATCATTAGGATTAAATCCTGCAAAGTCAACAGGAGCACCGGCAACAGTACCTTTTGTAATAGACTGTCTAAGTTTACCACCTTTTTGCACCCACTTTAATTTATTTACTTGCCCCAATACTGGTATAAAACCAGTAAGAAACTGTGTTGTACCTCTTATTAATGTACCAGTAGTGCTTTTTTGTTCTTCAACAACTGGAAAAGGAGTGTCATCTATTGGGTGTCCTCGTAAGTCATCTGAGAGTTCTTTAACTCCATGTGGTAATCTATCATTTATCCATTCAGCCTTATCATTCAGTCCTAAAAACTTCCACATTTCATTTCCAAAATCGGACACACCACCAGTAACAGCCCAAGGAATCTCACCAATACCTTGCCCAACATCATTCCAAAAACCTTTATTTATTGTTTCATTATCTTTATCTACTTGTTTTCTAGTATTTTGGATAAGTTCTGTCTTAGGATCATTAGCTGTTATCCTATCTTCAATATAACTGCTTTCTTCTTTATCATTAGTCAAAGCTATTCTCCCTCCTCATCATCACCAAAAAGCCAATCTCCTAGCCCCGTAAATATGCCACCACTTCTTTGATTCTTTTTTTCTATTACTATATCTGGTTTTTTAGGTCTGTATTCTTCTTTAGCACTAATTCGTTGAACGTGCTCAGAAACAATACTATTCCAAGATTCTAAGAATTCACTAGAAGCAAAGTTGAGACCACTCTCCATTAATTTTTGTGTTGTGTCCGACATTACTTCAGTTAATTCACTATAAGCAGGAACAGTTCGTGCTAGATTCATTTCCTTATCACCGGGAGTATGAGTAAACTCAGGGTCTTTCAATAATTTGCCCAACATTTTTCTCTGTTGGTACATAGAATTAGCATAAGGTTTAGCGGCAGAACTATAAAAAGAATTAAATTTTGTATTTAAATCTGCATATTCATCAGGATTAATTAACTTAGCATCTAAATGTTCTTGGATAACATCATGTGTGATTGATGCAGCCCTAGTTTGAACACCTTGCATAAGTTTTCTATAAGATACACCACCATCTCCTGTCCATCCCCCCTTTAAAAATGCAGTGTTAGCTGCCTTAAGAGTAGTCATGTGTTTTAATGTCAGACCGTCTTTTTCCGCTAAGTCAGCTATTTCACTTAAATAATCTTTTGGTGGTGTGTTTAAATCTTGATGACTTTTTATCATATTAGCCAATAAAATTGAAGCGTTTTTCTTTTGAAAAGCCAAAAGCTTTGCTGCTGAAATTTTTTCTTTATTAGTATGAAAAGTAGTGTAAGCTTTATTAGCTGAAATCTGTGCCTTTTCTGCTGCTCCTCCATATTCACTATCATAAATTAATTTAAATCCTGATGGATCGGCAGTGTAAACATGATTTAAAACCTCAGGAATAGGCTCTCCAACTGAATCAACTCCTGATAAAGCAACTTCTTGAATTCTTTCAAGCCAAATCCCTCTAAGTTCTGATTGAGTAAATTTAGTGGTTCTTAATCCCCTTCTAATAAACTCATTATAATCTTGTAATTGAATTAAAGCGGGTTGTTTTTTTGTTGCAACAACCTCACCTTTTTCATTCACAGTTGTATCAAGTAATCGCATCTCTTTTTTCTTTCTAATATTATTAGAAATTAAAGACCTAAGCGTTGTTTTTTGTTCGTCTGAAAACTGTTTATTAACTTGACCTACATAATTACTTTCTAATTTATTTTTAGTAGATTGAATCGCCTTAACCATAGCTTCTTTAAATTCAATAGAAGCATCCCCTACTTCATTTACTTTATTCTCTACAATACCATCTAATAAAGAAGAATATCTTAAAACTCTAGTAGACATATCACCACCTTCACGTTCAATACGCGAAATTAGTGAGGATTCCGCAACTTGTAAAATTTGTGAAATAGCTGCTCCTTGCATATCTCCTCTAGCAGTATCATATTCTTTTATACCCTCCTCATAATATCCATCAGGAAGGTCTTCTTCTAATCTAGCTAACAGAGCAGCTTGTTTTTTTTGTTTTTCTTTAGTTCTTATTTTAGTTTGTTCATATAGAGTACCTACACCTTGACTAAATGTTGCTAACGATTTAACTAATTGATCAGCTGCAGTTATCGACTGTATTCCGGGTCTATTGGTTGCTATCACTGGATCAGGAGATATAGAAGTAATGTCTTCAGGAATATTTCTAGAAGACCGTAAAGCATCAATAGTAGCCATTAAGCCTCCTTCCCACTAGACATTCTCTCGTATTCACCCTTAATTTCATCACCATGTTTTCCAATAGCACCTAAAATAGCTAAATTAACATTACCACCAAAAGCATCTGGAATAGGTAATGCAGCAAGTTGAGCACCTGTATTGTAAATATTTATTTGTCTTCCAGTGGATAGTTGTGATTTTAACGTAGCTAAATTTCTATTCATAGAAAATTTGGTTTCTGCTTCTCTACGTTGAGAGTCTCTTAATAAATATTCTAAATTATTACTATCAAATTGAAGGGGGTTTTGAGCAATAATACTCGCATACTCAGCTCTACCTTGACGAAAAGCTTTATCAACTTTTTTAGCTGTTTTTACAGTTTCTTGAGCTTCTTGCTTTAAAGAAGAAACTAATTTTTGTTTAAGAGATTCTCTTATATGTTCAGATTGTACTCGATTGGCTGCGTGTTGTTGGTTCGCTCTTTGTGTACTAGCAGTAACACCCTGTCTTTCTTTTTGAATATCTGTTGCTATTTTCCCACCGAGCATGACTGCTTCTGTACTACACATGAGCTATCCTGCAAAATTCGTAGAATTTAATATTATTTACCATTGTTTTTCCTATAATTTTAAAACCACACCATTTAATCCATCTAATATGTAAAGTGTTTCTACTATCAATTATATTATATAAATGTGGATATATAGTATTTAATTTAATTACTTCTTGTTTACATTGTTTTAAGAACACTTGTTTAATATCTACTAATAAATCACTACCTAACATCCATACAATACCAGATAGTTCATCAGACGGAACAACACCAAACATAGCAACTGGATCACCATGTCCATTAACAATAGTCCTACAAACTGAACTTTGTAAATAACCCACGCATAAAGCTTTTTCTGAGGTTAAACCTAAAGTTTCTACTTCTCTTTTATCGGCTTCTCTAAGTTGTGGAAACAACTCTACAACATCTAAAAGTGTGCTTTTTCTATGATGGGGTTTTACATAATCTTCAAATTTTACCAAAGACATTCTCCTCTCCTCAGTTTACCCCAAACTACCTTGTCTATAGTTAGACCTGCTTATAGACCTAACCACATAATTTCCTTCCCAATCAGCTCCTGTAAACGCACAAGGTAAATACGAATCAGAAATAAGTTCTATTTTTAAACGTATTGCATCAGCAAGTATCAACTTTTTAAAATTACCAGTTTCAAATGGAACTTCTCCTACTTTATTTAATGGCGAACCAAGAATTCTACCAGTAAAAATATGGCTAAACGCAGCTCTACCGGGAGCTGTAATTTGCAGTTTGAAAAAACCAGTTTTAAAGTAGTTAATATTAAACTTTCTAATTTTTAATATTCCACCAGAAAGTGAACTCATTCTTCCTGCAACTTGTGTTTTAATAGTAGGCTCAGTAAACTCATACAAGAACTGATATTCTTTACCTACCCATACTGGATAAGAAGCAAAATCTCCTGTTGCTACTAATGTAGTAGGAGAAGTTTGAGAAACCCCTTGTACTTGTCCACCTGCTTTTCCTTCCCACTGAGCACTATAGATTAATCTAAAGGTAGAACCAAAATCATCAGGATAAGGTAATGTCCAAGTAGTTTTATCTGTGCCTGCATTATATGATCCTTGGATTGATGTTAGTCTATCTAAATGAGGTTTAAAAGAAAGCTGAGTATTTGATTCTGTTAGCCCAACTAAATTTGCATCTTGTAATGACATCTTATCAAGGTAAGTTCCATCAGGTCTTACAACAACAAAATAAGCCATATAATCTATAGTCTGTAAACCAATAACTTGTTCCTCTGGTTTAAACTTCCACTTAGACCATGAGCTTAATTTTCTAGTTCCATCTTGGAATAAAAATTTATACACAACTACTTCATTAATATTTTGGTCTGAAAGAATAAACAAAAAATCATCATGAGGAATTATATTAAAACCCCTACCTTTTATGTAACTTGGAACATGGGAAGTTATGTTTTCAGCGGTTTCTTCTTGTAAATCTTCAATAATCCCAAATTCACGAACAACGGAAAAACCATCATTTTCATCTGAGAAATAAACTTTACGTCCATTGACAATAGGCTTAACAGTTTTATCGTGTTCATAAGAAGTAACTAAGGCCAATCTAGCGGTTGCCGGAGTAAGCCCACCGGCAGCACCTTCAGATAACCTAAACTGAGCAAAATCACTAAACAGTAAAAGGTTTTCATTAAAAGGTACGGCATGATGTAATATACTTACTTCATTAGAAGGTGTAGCTAAATCTATTAAATCTGTGTCTAAAACATCTGTAGCAGTAGTAGCATAAAAATTATAATGTTCTCCTAACTCAGATAATATAATATTTTCATTAGCTAAAAACCCTAATCTGTTTTTATGGAAAAACATATCATTTATTTTTTGACCAATAAAACTTGGATCAGGAGCTGTAGTTTCATCCCCTGCCACTCTTGCTGTCCATGTAATTTGACTTAAAGTAAAAGCGTTAGTACCTGTTCGTACTAATTTAAGAGGCATAGTTGTAGGATTAATTGTGTTTGCTAATCCCGGTTCTACAGTTTCACTCCATGATCCCACATCTGCATCAGAGGAGTTTGTATGTTTAATCCAATAATCATCTGCACCACTATTAGGTTCACCTGTAATACGAATTGTAAACCCATCTTTTGTTCTTTTTGGAAGCTCCGTAAAATCTACCACAGAATCTTTAATGGCAATTAAATTTCCCTCAGGAGCACTACAATGTAATGTAAAATCTGCCCCATTCTGTCGCGTAATATGTACGTTGCTACTACCAAATTTAGTAATAGTAAACGTAGAACCAATAGCAGAAGTTAAATCACTTACTATGTCATCTATTTGTGTAGCCGCATCATTACTTGAAGTTACTGTAGATACACTTGCTCCATTTACAAAGACTGTCATAGTTGCAGTGTTTGTAGCTTGCTTTAAAAATATGATTCCTTCAGGGTTTCTACTCGCTCCTAACGCTGTATTTTTAGCTGTTGTCTTTGTTCTATTTACAATAAAAGTTGTGTCAGCTATCGAAAATAAATGGAGGTTATCTCTAGCATCAGCCGTAGTAAGGTAAGTTTTGTTATCCCCTGTAAACCCCGAAACTGTTTTAGAATTACCTTCTAAATCTGTAATAGTTAAATTAGCTTGAGTAAAATCAGTAGCAAACGAACTATCAAACTGATTTGAAGTAACCTTAACTACATATTGTTCTGTTTCATCTCTATTAATATAATGAATATATGAATCGGTGTCAGTATGTTCATTAATTTTTTTAATGTACTCTAATGGGGGTCGTTTCTTCAACCCTTCAGCAGCAGTTGACATCCCATTTTCTTGAACTTCAGATTGTGAGGCCAATCTAATATTAGGGGGTTGTTGTGAAACCCCATTTATTAAATTACTTATTTGTTCTGTAATAAGTGACATTTACCATAATTTCCTATAGGTCTTAGTCATATTCACCATATCTAATGTTCCATATCCTACGTTAAAACCTGCTCGTTCTGCTTCGTCATCTAACAAATCAGCATAAGCTTCTTGTTCTTCTTGTCTATTAATTTGTTCCGCAGATATTTGACCGATAATTTCTTCTTGAAAAACTCTAGAAGCTTTAGCAGTTACATACTGTCTCAAAGATTGAGGGGTATTCTTAAAGTCTAATAATGCTATTGTTACCGCATTATCTAAATTAGTTGTCCAAGTAAATGTGTTGTTATCTAAATCATACAAGTACATCACCCCATCTATACCCCTAATAGTTGTTAACTGATTTTCTACATGGATAGAAAGAGTGTTTGATCCGATAGGAATTCTATTTTGAGCATCTCGACTTAAACTTACATCCCACTCCGTATTAAAATGCCAACCTTTTTGCTGAACTTCACGATTAATATTAGATAATAAATTCTTTGCTTGAGTTACTTCTACAGTAGTAACTGTTTCTAAACTCGAAACAGCGGCTTCTCCTATAGCTGATAACATCATGTTAACTGCTTCTAGTTCTGTTATGGGATTTGTAGATATAAAGCTCATTTAAGTCACCAAACTCATGCCCATTAGTTGAGCTGTTCTTAAAGTTAAATTATCGGTACTGTCTATGTTAGCCACAAAGATTGAAACATAATCATTTGTTGCCATAGAAGCATAACCCATTGTAGTAATATTAACTGAATTAACTGTGGTGGCAGGAGAGAATCCTACCATCTTTGTTCCTACTATAAGTGATCCGTTCTTATGTATTGCTATTGCAAACTCTTTGTTAACTGCTGATGTGTTTATTTCTAATGAAGCTGAAGCCATAAACATACAGTTTACCGTAGGTGTTCCTGTGTACCTCAACCTACCATTAGCATTTTCATCAAACTCATTAGCAGTTGGGGCTGTACTTAAAGTATATGTGCCTGCTCCCTCTACATAAGTTCCTGCAGAAGCTATGCTTGTAGAAGCCGGTGTCGATACATAGATACTACCCTGTTTAGTTTGTGTTGTTTCAATAAAATCACGCAAGTCTTGGGGTGTTATAGACCCTGCTGCTTGACCGTTCTGAAATAAGTTAGTTGTTAAATCCGCAACTGTGCGTGATGTATCAACCATTGTTGTCTCCTAAATTAAAAAAAGGGGGCTAGCTTTTACACTAACCCCCACAGTGTTATGAGGTTTTAAGCTCAACACAACCTTCAGGTCGAATAAATCCGTGACCCATAGCATACTTCGCTACGATCCACCAACCTTGAAGCTTGATGTCATACTCTGTCTCGACTGCCAAGTTAATTAATTTAACTGTAGCAACTGAAGACTTGTGCATAACAAGTCCAACCGTAGTAGAGAAGTTACCGTTATGAGTGGTAACAGACCCACCAGTGATGTTGGTAGTAGGCAAGTTGTTGGTCTTCACAATGTGAATACCTGCAACCTTCAAGACCGTACCTTCAGAGTACGTTCCTGCTCCACCCCAATCCCGGTTGATTACGTTAGTAGTTTCTGCCATCAGATAATACTGGGCAGGTTTAACAAACATATACCTGTCATTCTCAGGTACATTGTTTTCGTCTAACTTCTGAGCTGCATCAAACATACCTGCAGCTAGGGTAGCACCAGTAGTACCATACCCTGCAGCCGTTAGAACTGACCCACCATTACCACTCGTTACGAGGGCAGCAGAACGAGCACCAAGAACACCCTGTTGTAGAATGTTCTTATCCCATTGAGTACCAAGAGCGATACCTGCCTCTTTAGCATAAATGGATCGTACATCATAGTGGTTCATAGCTTCATCAAGGTTATTGACAAAGTGATCAGCTAACAGTAGCCCATCAATCGAAATAACCTTTTCAGCTTTGTTGATTGCTGTACCATCAAGCTTTGCAGCCGTTGTGCCTGTGTTACCAGAGGCATTGATGTAAGCATATTCGGTACTAGCAGTTTTCCAAACCAAAGGAAACTGAGCACTAATACCTGAGTTAATAGATCGGACAACGTGCTTGTCCATTGTTACACTCGCCTGCTCAAACGCTGTGAGGACTTCACCTGCGTATACTTTTAAAAATAACGCAGTGGATGATCCTGTAGAGTTCGCTTGACCAGATCGAGTCATTGTTACCGCAGGTGCGGAAGTATTGGTTACACCCATAGTAACCTCCTTAAATTAAAGTTAATAAAAATATTTTGCTGTATCTTTATTTAACTTTCAACTAAGATTATCTACCTCAGCAGGTCTTGTTTACTTGTAAATAGAAACTAGCTTAGATAGTACCAGTAGAAAATATGTCTGATCTATCTAGTTTATCTAACACATCTTGACGATATGCCATGTCATTTTCATATCGAGGGTCTCTCATAGCTTTAACAACTTCTGCATTACTTCTAAATGCGTTGTCAGATGTTACGCTAGATGGAGATTGTCCTCCATAAGTTGTACCTTCTTTACCGACAGATGCTTGATAATCTGCCCTTAATCCTTTAGCCGCCATCATAGCAGTAGTAACATCTCCACTATTAACAGCTTGATCATAAACTTGTATTTGTTGGTTGGTATAATTTGTCTTAGCCCATTCTACCATAGAGGAGTATTCTTCTTGTCCACCTACAGAAGACCGTACTTCATTACCAATCTTTTCCCCCAAAGCTTTTACTCCGGCAATATATGTATCAGCATAATCTCTACTAATACCGGCATCCGCTAGTGTTTTATAACTAGCATCAGTTAAACCACCACTTTCAGCATACTCTTGAGTAAGAGCTTCCATATCAAAGGGAGCTTCAGATTGTTCTGGAATACTTAAATCTGATTCTTCTTTTATTTCTTGGACTTCGTTTGGTGAATGAAACTTTTTTTCTAATTCTTCGTAGCTCTTTTTGAGTTTCTCATAGTCTCCACCAAACTTATCTTCTGGTTGTTCTACAGGGTTAACACCATCAATCCCATGTTCTACTTCTTCAACCTTCTCTATCATCTCCTGATTATGAGCTTCTTCGGAAGCAGTCATCTCAGGAGTTTCATTACTACCTACTGTTAGTTGCTCTGCCATATCCCTCACCAAATGTTTCTAAAATTGCACCACTACTAAGTCTAATCTTTGTGTAAGTTCCGGGTACTCCACCAGATGATCCCACTTGATCTTCCTTTTGTTCAAGAATCTTATCACGTTCTTTTACTACATCCTTCAGTTCAGCCTTAGAAACTACGTTTCGTTCAGGCTTCTTGTCCTTGGTTGCCATTCACTTGCTCCCTTATCATTTCGCCCCCTTGAGTCACAGCATTTGGAGTAGCAGCAACCGCTTGTTGTGCTTGCATCTGTGCTTGTTGGGCTTGTTGTTGTTCTTGTTGTACTTCTTCTTGTGTTTTAATTAAACCTTTCATGTCAATACCGAAACCAGTTCCTAATCTTTTCATAGCATCACTAACATTAGTATAGGTAATTACCGCTTCCGGGCCTAATATTTTAGCTGCGGTTTGTAAAAATGTAGCAAGTTTATTTGCATCATTCCCTCTACCTAGTGCTTCAAACCCTGTGATAATTACAGGTTCTACAGAATCTTCAGGTAATGGTGGAAGTTTCTTTTCTCTTTCTAGAACGGCTATAATTCTATGTATAAGAGGCAACTGGAGTTCATGTGAGAGAAGACTATAGATACCACCTAAGGATGTCTCTAGTTCATTAGCTAGGAATCGAATCTCCTCTGCCGTCACTCTCTCTGCATCCCTCTGTACGCTTTGGTTTAACAGGAAGGCAGCAGCTAGTCTTCTCTCTGTAGTACCTATAGTTTCTTGAGCTACTCTGAAGTCATTAAACTTCTGCATTTGTAAGACAGTCACATCTTCTGCTGACCCTTGCCTTACCGCTAAGTTAGGAGCTTGTGAGATTGTTTTTAATTTAGTAGTACCATTAGGTCTGACGAGAAAGATGGCTCTAGCTGCGGCTGAAGAACCCTCAAGAATAGCTTTGCTTAATCCTTCAAGTGCTCTCAAGTCACCTAAGTATTCTTCTACAAATCCTCTACCATAATCCTCACCATCAATAGAAGAAAACCTCAAGGCTAACCAAGGGTTTTTATCTAATGGATATTCAGAATCGGTATTAGGAATTTTCATGTCATTAACTTCTTGATGAACATGAATTTTATTATCTTTTCTTTTAACTATAGTATATAGATTAAGTTCTTTTTCGCTAACCTTCTCACTATCCCCCGACTCTCTAGGGGGAAGTTTACCAAATATATCTACATATAATTGCCGACTCATTTTCTCATGTACTATGATCTCAAGTACTTTACCTTGAGGGTCTCGTCTAACTACATACTGATCTAAATGAAAGACACGCATAGCATTATCTTTATCAACATGAATACACGCATTACCTGTAATTATTAAATGTCTTAAAGCTTCATTCAATGGAACGCGCATGGCCTTTGCCTCTACTTCATCCATGACTGATCGTTCCATAGAATTTAATGCTTCTTCTACAGGTGCTCTCTGTGCTTGTAGTTCTTGTAGGGTAAAGTCATCTATTTGAAACTTGAAGAAGGGGGAATTCGGTGGAAACAAAGTAAGTAATAATTTTGCTGACAAATTATTTACCCCTCTAGCTCCAATACCTTGGAATGGTGTAGGTAAATCATGGTCTTGTGTTTTATTTCTTGGGAGAATAAAAGGTATAGTTAGCTCTGCTGCATCATAGGCACGTTCTAAGAAGTTCTGTCTCCTTCTACACAAGTCTCCGTATCTTTTACTTGTTTCTATCATGCTATTTGTAGTCCTGTTCCACTAAAAGTTTCTGTATTAATCGAGCTTGTTGCTCTAGGTTGTTCTTTATTCTTAGCAGTTTTTATTCGTTTCATTTCTTTTGCTAAATAAGCTGGTGCTTGTGCTCCACCTGATCCTGTTATTTGATTTTGTTGTGAGTGATAAGTGGGTTCTTGCTCATATTGGGGATAAGGATATTCTGCCGGTTGCTGTGGCATTAAAGCCGACATAGCCATAGAACCTACTCCACCTAAAATAGCTCCACCTAATGCAGCCTGTGGTACTAAGGTAGCA